TATTGATAATTCCCTCGATGAGGGGCCAGCCAGTGGCTTGAAACCAGTCAATCAGCAGTTGAAACACGGGACCGACTACCCCCCAGATTGCCCCCAATACCCGTACAAACGTCTCAATGGCGGGGATAATCACATCGTTAATGATGCCTGCGATAATCGGCACAGCCTTCGTGACAAACCACTCGATGAGGAAACTCAGAATCGGGGCAACGGTCTCATAAATCTCTTTGAACACATGGGCAATCCCCTCGATGGCAGGGATGAATACCCTCTCGATGAATTCTGCAATGGCAGGGAGTGCGCTGGTCACAAACCATGTGTACAGTTGAGATAAGACGGGGTATATGAGCGCCCATACCTCGCCAATCCGCCGACCGATGTCTAGGATAATCGGGATGAACACCCTCTCAATGATGTCCACAATAGCGGGAATCGCCTCCTCGACAAACCATATGAACAAGTCTGCCAGTATGGGCGCAATCGCCTCCCACACCTCGACAATGGCTCCGCCAATCCGTTCTACCATAGGGATAAATACAGTCGTGATGATTCTGCCGATGGCGGGGAGTCCTTGTGTGACAAACCATGTCAAGAATTGAGATAGGACAGGCGCAACCCGCGCCCAGACTTCTCCAATGACTTCCCCAATCCGTTCAAATATCGGGATGACTCTGGTCTGAACAAAATTCACGATGGCAGGAAACCCTTCTTCGACCACCCACACGCGCAGGGTGTCTAAGAGGGGTAAAACGGTACCAACCACATCGGTGAAGGCTTGGCGCAAATCAATGTCAAACACATGCGCCAATGCCAACCCCGCCCCCGCTATCAGCACTATTGGCGATGTCAGCAATCCAAAGATTGGTGCAACCGCCTTAATCGCAAACCCGATGTTGCTCACCGCCACGCCAACCGCCATGAGCGCGGGACCCGCCACCACCAAAGCCGACCCAATTTGCATGATGGTGGTGGTCAATGCTGGGTTTTCTGCCGCCCATGCCGTCACCGAATTGACCATCTCCGTGAGACGAGCAACAAACGGACCCGCAATATTGGTCATAAATGGGGTGAGGGCTTCGATTTGGAGCGTTTCAAAACTGCCCCGCAAAGAGTCCACCCTCCCCGCAAAGGTGTTCATAAACCCCTCTGCCAATGCGCCTGCTTCGGGTGCTTCGCTCATCGTGGTTAGCATGTCACCAATCCCGCCACTGGCACGCAAAGCCGTTAAACCTAAAATGCCATAGCTCCCGCCCAAACGTTGCATCATCTCATTTTGTTGTTGGACGGGAAGCGCGTCTAAGGCGCTATCTAAGTCGACGATGAACGTGTTAAAATCACGCACATTGCCCTGTGCATCATACAAACTGACACCCAGCGCGTCATAGGCTTGTTGCACCTCTTCGGTGGGACGCGACAGGTTCAGCAACATAGATTTGAGCTGGGTCCCTGCCTCTGCTCCCATGATGCTATTGTTCGAGAATACCGCCAAGATCGCCGCAGTTTCCTCGACATCTAGCCCAAAGGTGTTGGCGATCGGTCCCACATTACCGAGTGCCAGCCCTAAATCAGCCACATCTGCCCGACTCGCATTCGCCGCTTGTGCCAGCGCATCCACCGTCCGACCCGCTTGGGTCGCATCCAACTGGAACATCGCCATGCTACCAGAGGCGATACCCGCCGCCTGTGACAGTGACATCCCCCCCACCGCGGCAAGGTTTAACACATCGGGCAATGTTGCCATAGCCGCTTCCAACTCCATCCCACTCTTGAGCAAATCCAGCAATGCCCCACCCGCATCTTGGGCAGAGAATTGGGTGTCTGCCCCCATCTGCATGGCATACTGACGGACAGCTTCCAGCTCCTCGCCCGCCACCCCGCCGAAGGACTCAATTTGCTTCATCAGCACTTCAAAGTCGGAGGCGACGCTCAGCCCACTGGCAGAAAAGGCAACGAAAGGCGCGGTGAGGGCAGTAATCCGTGCGCCAACCCCTGTAATCTGGTCACCAAAAGATTGTAGGCTTTGCCCCATATTGGAGAACCCACTCTGGAGCGACTGACGCGCAGAATTAACACCACTGGCTATACCAGAGGCATCTAGGGTGATTCTGCCGTACACATTGCCTAAATCATATCCGCCCATGTCTCCATCCTACGCTTCTTCGAGTCCCATCTCCCGAAATTGGGAGAGGTGTAATTGCTTGGGTATTATCGGGATGTCCAGCAACCGTTCGATGCGGTGCAACGGTTTGCCGTCCCTACCCTGTTCATTCAGCTTGTTTTCCATCCATGTGCCGAAGGTATGGACACTGTTGTTAAACATCCACCGCAACCATGCCCCCTCAATGCCCATTTCATCCGACGGATTCAGGGAGAATTCCTTCGCCCTCTGGTACAATTTCCACATCGTCACTCGGTTGAGGACGAAATCGCTCGGCAGATTGGAACGCCCCGCCACCCATCGCCCACTGCATGATGAATACCTTGTCATTGAACGACACATACCGTGCGGGCAAATGCTCATCATCCCCATGGGTATCCAGTGTCAGTTTGGGCGAAACTAAAGTCGCCACACAAATGCGATCCAGCATGGCGGAAAAGGTCGGCAGATTCTCTGGGGTATATTCCAGTTTGCTTGCGTTACTGCCTCCATTTCCGTTCAGACTAGCCACTAGCAGATTGGTGAGCGGGTCTGTCACCTCACCCTTGCTGTCTACCAGCGACAACATATCTGGCAATCTGAGCAGTACCACATCCCCCGACCCGCGCATCGAAGGCAGTTCCACTTCTACGGGCTTATTGAATGATTTTGCGTCTAAAACAGACATCTATCACCCTCCGTTCACGGCTTTGAGCCAGGTGCCAAAGGTCGTGCCATCTGTCGGTTTGGCGGCTTCCCATGCGGCGAGACTGGCATAGCGTCTGAAGCGATAAATCCGATTCACACTACTCGCGGTGACGGCGATGGATTTGCCCTTCATGTCAGATACCGCAAACTTGTTAGCTTGCCCATCGAATTTCATCATGGGGGGGGTATCCAGTTTACAGGCACGCAACCCGCCCACAATCACCCCGTCGTTATCCAGCGAGGCAACACCCAACACACCAAAATAGCGCAAGCCTGTTTTGCCTGCTTCGGGTTCAAAATACGATTGCCCGCTCACACCGTTGGTCATAACCCCCAACGCGAGGAAGTCAATACCGCCTTGCGTGATGGTGAAATTGGCGTGCGTCATCACGGTGAGCAGGCGCGTTACCGACCCGCTATCCCGCATCATGTCGGTATCGGATTGTGGGTCAAATTCCAAAATCTGGTCAGCGTCGAGGTCATATGGGGATCCGTAGGTGTCGGCGGTGATATCAAAGGATGCAATCAAGATGGATTGCAAAGTAAATGGGTAAATATGCGCTGGATTTGGCATGTCATTTTCTCCTGACAATAAGGTTAAAGCGAACAAATTTGAATGGCGCGTATGCCAGTTCATCCGCCATGAGTGCACCACTCACAAACGTAAACCGCAAATACGCCAGCGACACATCGCTACTCACAAAGAGTTTCTCATTCAGTAGCGCCTTCAGACGGAATATAGCCCCCTCAATGGTGGCATACCCCCTATCTGCATAGATGTAAAACTCGATGCTTCCGCGCTCAGCGTTCAAGTCGCGGATGCCCTCATCGTTCATCCCCCGTCTGCGAATCACACCGAAGGGGGCAATACTCACCCCGTCTGGTGTCTTGGGGGCGTTGCTCATGCTCATGCCCTGTTTGGGCAACGATTCGGCATCCGACCAGCCCCCTGTCAGGAGGGCAGATAGGGCAGAATCGCTGGTGAGGGTGGTGATGAGGTCAGTCTGCCAGCTCATACGCCGAATACCTCTTGAATCATCCGTTTAATTTCGGGCAGATGCGCTTCCAGTGTCGGATAGATGATGGCATAGCGTCCTTGCCAACGGGTCTCCAGAAAAATCCCATAGTATCTCCCGTGTGACAAGAACAATTCCACCACATCTTTCGCCAGTTGTTGTGATGACGGATATCCCGCAGGTGCATCCGTCCCGTTATAACTCCTCAATGCTTGTCTCGCATTGGCGGTGCGGTCTGTCCAGGGGGCATTTTCTTTGGCGTAACTTTCCAACACCGCCGCCCAATACAGCACGATTTTGTTCAATGCCTCTTGTGCCTTGCCCACATACGCCAATAACTTGGCATCCATTTGCGGGAGTCCATCCCATTGAATCTGTACAGGGGTGGGTCGGCTCATCGGATTGCCTCCGCCTTGGCTTGTATTTCCCCGATGGTCGAAATGGTCATCACCACCCGAAAGATTGCCCCGTCAAACGCGAACATATCCCCGTATTTCAGGTCGGTATTGGCGAGGGTCGGGTGCGTCTTTATCCCAAACACCACCACATCACGCACCGCACTCGCGCCATTTGCCTCACCCATCACCAGCCGTTCCGATTCGCTGTATTCAATCCGAACCGTCTGGGCGGGCAGGGTTATGCTATCCCGTTTGATAGTGATACTGGTCGGTTTGTCTTGGATTCTACGCCACGCCAGCACCGCCCGTTCACTGGCACTTGGGGCATTATTGCCCACCAGCCACGCCGTAATATTAGCCATTGGGAACATCTCGCTTTCTGGGTGGGATATTCCGCATCCCACCCCACTGCACAGGTGGCAGGGTGGCAGTGGCGATAAGTGCCGTCAGTTGTTTGAGATAAAATGCCTCCATCACGCGCATATTGGCGAGCAGTTGCGATAGTTTCTCCTCAGACTGGTTTTGTTTATAGTCAACCCGTTTGCTGGCACTCGCCATGAGTTCACGCCACGCCTGCAAGCGCACCACCGCGAAAATGACGGGTCGGGTGCCTACATACTTGGGATAATCCGCTACTGCTTCATCCCACATGGCATTAATATCGGCATCTGGGAGCGCACTCGCATCCGCATCCAATTGCCGACGCAAACTCGTGATTTCAGTCGCTGTGGCGGGCATATTTTGTCTCCAATACTTTTCTCCAAATGGCGAAAACGTGGTCTGCAAACACCGACCATGTTTGTCGGTGCATGAAGCTAGAGAACAAGCGGCGGAGGCTGGCATACTGGTCATAATGCGCTTCGATGTCGCGCATCTGGTGCGCGAGTGCCTCCACATCAGGCTTTGCCCATTCGCCCAATTTGCCATACCATTTTTCTTCACCTTCCCACGCGGATTCGAGGGTGTAGGGAATAGGGAAACCCCATGTGACGAGTTTGTCCGCCGTCCCACCCCAATTCGTCACAAAGGCTAATCCCCCTGTGGCGACAAATTCACGCGGTAGCAATCCATACCCTTCGCAATGTGTTGGGCATACCATCACCTGCGCGCTGGTGTATAGCTCGGCTAGTTCCGCATTGGTCATATCCCCCGTCACCACTTGGATGTTGGAGTTGGTAATACCAAACGGTAACGGCTTGCGTGTCTTGATAATCAGCTTCACATCTGGTGAATCACCAAATGCCCGTACAAACGCGGTGCAGGCTTCCACCCACCCCTTGCGCCGTCCTCTATCCCCAATGGTGATGAAGGTAAACGGCTCATCCCCCGTTGGGGTAGTCCGTGGGGTGTAGTGCATAAATTCAGCACTCACACCCAACGGCACAACATGCAGCGGGGCAGTCACCCCCGCTTGCTTGAAAATATCAACAAGGAAAGTCGCAGGCACGATGACCGCATCACAGGTGTTAAGTGCCTCCACCCACCCCTCGGGGAGTTTGGTGGATTCAAACATCGTGATAGCGATTTTCGGTCCCGCATTGACCATCCCACCGAAGCGTTCATGCAATGTCGGGTATCCCAACAATATGCCTCCCACCGCAGGATGAAACACCGCGTTAGATGCATTATTATCCTCACCCAACGACAAACGGTTAATCGCAGTCAAAGGCGACAAATGAGTCGCCAATTCTGACGCAATCCGCCCGTAGCTGTCGGCGGGGTCAAATGTGGTCGAGCATATGTTGATGACCTCCTCCATAACCGACTATCCTTATGCTTGCCCACTGGCGGCAACGGGCAGGGTGATTTCTTGCACCGCACGCGCAGGGTCAGCGAAAATACCAAAATAGATATCCCACACATTTTGCTCCATAATAAAACGGCTCACATCGGGGTTTCCCATCGTCATCTGAAGCGGTTGCTTCACATAGCTCTGGAAGTCGTACACCCGATTGCCAATATCCACCAAATACGCTTTGCCACTGGGGACACCCGCATAGGTGGTGGCTTTCTTCCCGCGGGTGGCTGTCCACCCGTTGTACTCGATGATGGTGGTCACACGGTTGAGCGCGGACGATTGCTGGTCAAAACCGTCTTGTGCCACCCGACCCACTGCCCGTTCAAATGTGAACACATCGGCGGTGTTACACAGCAAGACATACGGACCACGACGCGGGTTAGTCGTATCGGCAATGCCATCCGTCATGGCTTTTTCCAGTGTGCGGAGATATTTCTCTGGCATACTGGCAGTCACGCGGAAATTGGTCAGCGCCGTCCCATTGGTCTGATTCCCCGCCGCATAGCTGTGCGCCAAAATGGGATTGAAATGGACGTGGTTCATGAGCGCATTGAACGCCACCCCGAATTGCCGTTCAAAATTGGACAGACGGAACAATTCGTTGAACAGGAAAATATCTTTGCTATACTGGATACCAGTCGCATAGTGCTTGATAGCGACGGCAATATCACCCTGCCCTACGCTGGCAAACTTGACTTCCCCACCTTCCAACACTTCTTCAACCACCACGCCTGCCGTGCCTAACCGGTAGATGCTCACATTGCGGGGCAAGGTGCTATCGGTCGTGATGGTATACAAGGGGGTGTACAAAATCGGTTCCATGTCCCGACCCGCTTCCACTTCATAGCGTTGGCGACTATAGAATTGGCTGGCGAAACTATCGGTGCCGATGAATTCGGCAACCCGACCATTGCCTTCTGTGAGGCGCACTTGGGATTTGATATCAAACCCCTCTTTGAAACCCGCTTTGGGTTTGTCTTTGGCGAGTAACCTTTTGCTAATGAGTTCAATCATTTTCGATTCCTCCTCTGGAATCCTCGGCTAGAGACCACTCAACAAGATGCCACTTACCACATGGGTAGTGCCATTCTTAGCTTCAGTGGCTTTGAATAGGTTGATGTTGGTGGCGGATAGCGCGGACTTGTTGTAAGCCGCGTCTGGGGGGATGTTCGTCCCTGTCACGGCGGTGGTGTCAATTCGCACGATGTCGCCCTTGCTCACTGCCAGTGCCGCAGGGACCGTGAATTGATATTCGTTACGGTCAATGCTCACCGCCACGCTACCCCCGCTATTCCCACTGCCATTACTGATGCCTAACCAGCCGTTTGCTAGTACGACCATGTTGGCTTCAATGGTAGACACGAGTGACACGTTCACACTCTCACCATCGCTCTCGAAATAGGTCTTGTCTCCTGTTGCCATATCGTCTTGTTCCTCTCGCTACGATGCGATTCGATTGCCTACGGATAAAAATTACACTTGGGGGATATAGATGAATACCTCTTCGGCATCCCCATTGGGCATGGCGGGTCGCTGTTGGGCGGGTCCCATCTCGGTGACGGTGGTGTTTTTCAACAAGGTCTTGACATCATTCAATGCCAGCACCGCATCTACCGCACTCGCCACTTCGGACAATCGCGTGGGATTTTTACCCACCACCATTGATTGGATAATCGGGCGCACATGCTCCGCTTTCACCTTTTCGGCGATTGCTTGCGCGATGGCAGTTTGCAACAATTGGAGATTCTCGTGTTTCAGAGATTCCAATTCCGATAGGGTGGCACGCACCGCCAGAATCACATCCCCGTTTTCGGGTTTGAGCAATTCTTTGACTGTTTTCATGTCGGTGAGCTCCCGCAATTGAGCATCTACTTTCAGGGTGAGCTCCCGCACAGTAGCGGTGAGTCCCGACACCTGAACTTGGAGATTGCGTTCCATCTCACTGATAACTTCTTCTTGTGGTTGTGTTTTCGCGTCCATAGATTTCTCCTCTGTGGATTCACTAATATCGGTCTGAATACTCTCTTGGGTGATGATAGGGACACCTGTAGCTTGTGGCACACCCACCCGCGATGGGTTTACCAAGTCTATTTGCTCAAGCATCAGGCTATCCCCTACGATTTCGTGCAAGTCATTAATCTCGGCTGTGCCATAGATGGATGTGCCGATTTTGGCATTCATCGCTTTCGCCACGCGCACATACTCGCGCACATCTTGGGCGGTACGGGGAATATATGCTTTGCCCCATGCCACACCGCTTTCGTCTAAGGTCGCGCCGACCCAGAAAAGCGCGGGAGTATCAAACCGATGCGAACGCTCCGCTTCAGTTAAATGCCCTTTTTGCCCAATAATTTCACGATTGTTGATGGCGGATACGATGCGCTTCACGTCCTTGCTTTGGTACTTCACGCCATTGCGCGAGGTGGTCTCGGTAGCAATGGGCAGGGTGAGGAACATCGGCGCATCATCTCCTTCGGTCAGGGTAGATAGGTCTATCCCTTCCGCCAGTGGGACGCTTTGCGGGTATTCCCCTTTCAGGGCGTGTTGCATTTCCAAAACGATTGCTTGACGAATCATAGTGTCGTCATCTCCCATAAGAACTTATGTACTAATTACCAGTATATCTCATTTATATGTAAGATGACTATCTACTTTCTGTTACAATATATAGACAATTATGTAATGAATAACAGATTGGTGTTTGCAGGGGAGATGCAACGCAAACAGGCTACACGATAATCGTCATCATCGCGTAGCCTGTCGGTATAGCTTCATCTATATTTGAGAATGGCTAACGATAATCTAGGGGTGTATCAAAACCAGCATCACGCAAGGCTTGTAATGCCTCTGGCGTGCCGATTTTGCGGAGGGCTTCCGCGGCATGATCACAGTTGCGTTTTCCGCCCCAAAAATCGACTTTAGCAGTATCTTTGAGCAAGGGAATGAGGTGGTCTACCGCACGCACATCCCCTATTCTACCTAATGCCCAACGCTATTCGCGTTGAACATTCTCACTCATCAAGCCATCATCACTGATTAACCCAATGAGGACTTGCGAGGCTCGTAACCCATCATCAATAGCAGGAATCCAACCCGCATGATACTCATCTATGCGGGTTGGGATGTTATGCACATCCATCCACACATCAAAGCCCCATTCGCGCAACAGGTCATATAATTTCTGTGCGATTACACCGTCTATCTCATGATGTTTGTAGCTGATAAAGACTTGTATCATCTTACTGCCCCACTGTATGGTGTGATTGCCTCAAATCATCATAAGATTATAACGAGATACCTATCTGGTCGCAAATCGCTGTGGCATTTCTAAGGGTAATCGCATCAAAATAGGTTTAACCATATTTTATTTTTTGTGGCTGACATACGAGCCTAAAGGCTCTAGTACAGCCATTACATCCCTCAAAACGGGTA